ATGCGCGCCACCCTGTTCCTCACCGCCGCCATCCTCACCCCGCTGGCGCTCGCCGCTTGCGCCTCAGGCCGCCCCTTGCCGACCTATCAGCAGGAAATGGACAAGCTGGACGCGGAATGCCGCGAGCGCGGCGGCATTATCTCGCCTACCGGCCGTCAGACCGGCCGCCCGCAGACCGACTACGTCTGCAAGATCACCGGCGGCGCCTCGCGCATTCCGCAGACCTGACGACTTCACGCCGCTCCGGCTGAATTCGGGCGACCGGCCCGGCAGCTACAAGCCTCGCGCCGGGCCATGAGGCTCGTCCGGCTCCCCGTCCTGATCACGATCCGGCGGGCGTCGCCGTTCGCTGGTGACCGCGCGGTCGACCCCGGTGAGAACCACGGCCAGAATGATGGCGCCAAAGGCGAAAAGAGCGAGAGGCATGCTCAGTACAATGGGCCAAACCGCCTGAGGTTCAAACGCACATCAACGACGTTTCGTCGTCCCCCTGCCGCCGCCGCACGACCCATCACTTCGGCGAACGCCAAGGACTTGAAACTCACATCAAGTTCTCGCTGGACAGCGTTCAACGATCTGGGCCATAGCACGAGGCAAGGGATGCCGACGGGCAGGTTCGAGGGGCGGAAATGCAGACGGCGGTTATCCTTCGCATATCGCGCGCGGCGGCGATGGGCGAACCTCACGTCTGGTATGAATACGCCCTGCTCGTGAACAATCAAATCGAGCGGCAGTCGCCGCACATGATGGCCACCGTCGAAAGCGCTATGCGCTTCGCACGCGAGCAAGGATACGTCCCGAGCGGCGACGTCATCGACATACAGCTGGAACCAGCCGTCGCGCCTCGAACTGCGCGAGCCATCGCCTGATCGCGCCACTGCGCGACCCGCTCAGCCGCAGCTAACCCGTGATTGCCGCTCAGGCGAACAGGCGACGTTGGCTAAGCGCAAGCATGTCCGATCACCGCATCAGACCCGACGCCGCACCCATCGGATTTCAAGGAGATCCGTGGTGGTTGGAGGCGGGATCGAACCGCCGACCTGTGGGTTATGAAGCCGCCGCGCTCGACCCCTTAGATGCTTGTTTCGACTTGCCCTTTTTGCCGTCTCCCTTGGTGGCTCCGGGACTATTCCGGGAGAGCGCCGCAAGCCCGGCTTTGACGTCGTCCTCGATCGCATGGGCGTAAACCATCGTCGACTTGATGTCGGCATGACCCAGGAGGCGCTGCGCCAGACGCAGGTTGCCGGTCTCCCGCAGGATCTGCATGCCGCTGTGGTGGCGCAGGTCGTGGATGCCCCGCAGGCCCTTGGCGTCTTTCAGCCCGGATCGCTTCATCGCCCGGCGCATCGCGATGGCGGCGCCAGACGGCTTGAGCGCCTTAAGGATGACTTTCCCGGCAGGCCCCGGTAGGCGCCGCTCGCGATACCAGACCGTCTCCAGCTTCGACGCCCGCGCCCGGCCGAGGCGAGCCGACAGCATGGCCGCATCCTCGGGTAGCAGGGGAATGACGTGGTCGTCGCCGCCCTTCCGGTCTCGAAGGCGGACGCGGGCGTTGTTGATGTCAGCCACGTCGAGGTCGTCGAGCGAGAAGAACAGCTCCGACAGGCGGCAGCCGTAGCGGGCGGCGAACCGGATCAGGTCGTGCCAATGCGGCAGAACCTCGGCCTCGACCCGCTCCAGCTCATCCCCGACAAACTCCTTGGGCCGCGGCTTCGGCTCCTTCAGCCGCAGGGCCTCCCAGTCGATCTCGGGCAGCTTGGCGCCCCATGCCTTCCGTGCGCGGTTCAGGATCGGCCGCAGGGTGTCGATCATGTCCCGGTTCACCGTCGAGTTGGACGGCAGGTATTCCTTCGCGCCCTTGGCCTTCGACTTGACGATGCCCTGGCCGCGGCGGCGTTCAATGGCCGTGGCGATGTGGTTGGTGGTGATGTCGCAGATGCGCGTCCCTGCCCCCATGACGGCCATCATGCGCTCGATCCGGGCTTCCAGGCGCGCGCCGCCCTTTAGGGTCGTGCCGCGCTCGGTCCACCAGCGGCCGGCGGCCTCGTCGAGCGTCATCTGCGAGGCGTCGTCCAGTTCGCCGGTCGCGGCCTTGGTGCGGATGCGTCGCTCGACCTCCTCGGCCTTGCGCTTCGTCTCCACGCCCGTCGAGCCGTGGTAGCGCCTGCCCTTGTACTGGAAGTCGTAGGCCCAGTACCGGCTGTTCTTCGGCAGATAGACGCTCACCGCCCTGACATTTCCTTGATCCAGCGGCGGACGTCGGCGTCGTTGAACAGGAAAACACCTTCGCAAGCCGCCGCAGTTTGCGCCTCCCCCAACTGGCCTGGTCGATCGTAGATCCACTCAGCATGAGGGTTCTCTGCGCTCTGACTGCTTCCGGTGAGGTTATTGCCCGCGTACACAGTCATTGCCAGCGGGCGGGCCCTCCCCCCTTCGCAGTCCATTTCCCGCAGCACTAGTAGGGAGCGGCCGCTGATTTCCTCGGCTGTTTCAGCGTTGAGGGCATCCCATCTGAACCACGCTCGAACGATATTCCCCGAGCGCTTCAGGGTTTCACGTTCCATCGCCGCGACAATCCGACCGTCCGACCACACGAGCGCCGCTGGAATCGCGTCGATATGCTCGACTTGCCATTCCATGGCGTCGTCCGCAGAGGCCGGCCAAGGTGGCTGATAGCCGTTCTGAGCTGATGCAGCCGTGCCAAAAACCAACAGTGCTGCGCCCGCAAAACCTCCAACCAACCGCATTCTAACCTCGCGCTTTCGTTCGCCGCTGGGAGAACGGCACGACCTTGGATTGGACGTGAACCGTCGGCCTCGGCTTCTCCTCGCGGACCGGGGCGTCAGCCTGCGTCAGATAACAGCGTATGTCACCCTCGGTGTAGGCCCGACGTGCGCCTCGGCGGACAGCGCGGATCACGCCCTCCTCCGTCAACTCGCGCAGGGTTCCAGCGTCCATCCCCAAAAGCTTGGCGGCGGCCTGGGCGGTGATGATGCAAGCGTCAGCGAAGGCCATCTGGATGCGGCGCTCGGTGGCCGGGCCGATGGTCGCGACTGTGTCGTTGGCTGCGGTCATGGCGTCCTCCCGGTCGAAAGGTAGAGCCGAGCTGACGAGGGGCCGTCCCAGGTGGCGTCCTCAGCTATGCGCGTGATCAGTCTCTCAGCCTGAGAGAGGCGGTTCAGAACAGTCGCGATGGCCTCGGCATCCTCAAGGCGGGCGCGGACTTCAGCTTCCGTCCTGGACTTGGCCGAGAGGGCGTCGAACCAGATCTGGATCCGCGCCAGCCGCTGGATCGCCAGGGCGAGCTTATCGTTCGCCACGGTGGTCATTTCAGCACCTGATCGATCCAGGCGGCGACGTGAGCGGTGACGATCACCGCATCGCCGCCAGCCTCGACGCTGTTACTCACCAACAGGGCAATGTCTTCGTCGAAGCTCGGCTCTTCGGGTCGCAGGGCAGCGATGGCAGCTCGGGCAGCGTTGATGGTCTGCTGCATCTGCATGAACATCTTGGGGTTGGTGTCGATGTTCTCGTAGGCGCCGTCGACGAACTCCTGCCAGGTCGGAAAGCCGGGCGCGTCTTCGGCAGCGACATCGTGGATCGCTGCGCAGACCCGGTCGATCACCTCGAAGCTGGCGCGCTCTTCCAGCGTCATGAAGTCTTTGCGGTGCTCAGGCGCTTCGGGCTTTCCGCCCTTGATGACGCGAAAGGTCATGGCTTCCATCCTTGGCGGGTGTTGTGAAACTGGCCGCAGCGGCGGCAGGAGCCCCACAGGGCGCCGGGGCTGAGCGGCGGGTGGCCGAACAAGCGGCAAAGGAGCTGCCGAATCATCGCGTAGCGGCCTTGATGATGGCGTAGGTGCGCGGGCACTCTCGCGCGCCCCAGCGATTGATCGCGCCGTTCGCCTGCTCTTCTTTGAAGGCAGCAGTCGCTTCATCCCAAACGCGAGCCAGCCGAGCCCAGATCACATCGTTTTGGCCGAGCCGATCAACCGCCTCACGCGCCTCTGGCACCGCCAAGACAAGCCGGTAGCAGCGCCCAAAGTCGCTGGTGTCGCTAGGATGATAGGGGTTGCGGACTGCGATGCCGCAAGTTTCGCGGGCAAGATCTTTGGACGACAGACCTACGTCATCGCTGAGCGCCCAAAGGGCGACGGCCGCCTGTATCTCCCGAAGAGATCTACTCATGCCGCCCTCCTCTTCTTCCGGCACTTCCTGAACCAGACGATGCCGAGCGCCCTCCAGACCGGGATGCGGTGCGCCAGGGCGTGGGTCGCGGCCTCTCGCTCGGCAGCGGCCCCGAGACCGCGGATTGTGTCGGCCAGATTGTCCTCGTCGGCATCGGCGTAGTCGGCGTCGAACAGGACCATCTCTGCCGCCCGGATGGCGTTGGCCGTCACAGGTGCGGCGTCGGCCTGCACGAGCACGTCGAGAACCCGGCGCGCGCCGGCGGCGTGGCGGCGGTTGATCAGGGCGCCGATGGCTGCGACGGCCATGCTGTCCCCGACCTTCCAGCGGTGCGGACGGCTGGCGTGAAGCGTCACCCCTGCCCTGCCGCAGACCTGTTCGATCGTCAGGGCGTCTTCATCGCCAGCGGCGACGGCGGCCTTGTGCAGCTGCATCTTCGTGACGCCCAGCCGGTCCATGTTCTGACCGATGAAGGCGGCGGCGCGGTCGTGGACCGTCTCTGTCTCCACGATCATGACGGGGATCTTGTCGATGTGCGGGTGCGTGGCGGCGGCGATGGCCGTGTGCTGACCGTCGATCACCTCCATGCCGTCGTCGCCGAGGCTGCAGACGGGCGGCTTGAACTTGGTCCAGTCCCAGCCCTGCACGATGCGACGGATGAGCTTGATCGACCGCTCGGCCAGGTCTCGCTGATAGGCCTCGTTCACCAGTAGGTCGGTCGGGTTCACCCATTCGAAGATCGGTCCTGACGACGACGGCGTCGACGGCGTGAGCCCGGCACCGTTGATGGCCGTGATCGGGCGAAGGGCGTCCCTTTTCCCCATATCTGGGGGAAAGTCGGCGCCACCCTCAAGCCCAGTCGCGGCGGGCTTTTCGGGCTCGAAAGCACCGTTTCCGGTGGACTTGGGCGCCAACGCTGGAGCATCCGGCAAAGGGCCTTCCGGTCCCTTGTCAGGCTCTCCCGGCCTGATCTGTTCCACCGATAGGAAATCAGGGCGGTAGTCCTGGGTGGCCGTCACGGCGCTCAGGCCCGTGCGGGGGACTTCGTTCGGATCATGAGGCGCAGCCCACGGGGTACGGCCCGGCGGCGGATCGCCGAGAAGGGCGCCGGTGGCTATGGCGCGAGCGCGGGGGCCTTGCTGTGTCATGCCGCGACCCTCAGGAGGAGTTCGCAGAAGCCCATGCTGCCGACGCCGAGGGCGCCGCCGAGGACGATGATCTTCCAGATGGGGGTGTGGTGGTGGGCCGGGTTGCGCCAGCGCGGGTATGCTGGGGCGCGACGGAGCAGTCCGTCGAAAGCCATCAAGCCGAGCAGGGTGCCCATCACTGGCCGCCCTCCGGCTGAGCCCCGCCGTCGCCCAGGGCATCGCCCATGAAGAACTTAGCCACCAAGGGCGTAATCGGGAGCTCGAGAACCCGGATGGCGTTAGCGACAGCGGAGCGGATCAGGTTCGCCGCGTCGTCGGCATCGTCGGAGGCCCCGTGCTGGACGGCATGCAACTGCCCCATCGCCGCGACCAGCTGGAAGGCGACGCCGCCCTTGCTCGCTGGCGTCATGCGCAGGGCGGCGCTGGGGATGGCCAACAGGTCGTTCTCAGCCCGCGAGTACGCCAGGATATCCTTGGGAGACAGAGCGGTAGGGCTCGTGTCCCTCGCGTCGAGCTCTTCAAACGTGCAGAGGGCGTCAAACATCTCGCCCGACAGGCTGCTGACATCGCAGTCGAGGTGTTCCGGCCAGAACCAAACCGTGTTGGTCGCCTCACCGGAAACAAGGCGATGGTCCATGTTGAATTTCGACAGCGCGCGGGTGTCCTCGACGATGCTTTCGATCGCACTCGCATGGTCCGCTAAGGCCCGAATGTTACAGCCCCAGGCGCTATATCCACCCGGCTCATTGGCCGCCCGATAAGCCATGCTTTCGGCGTGCCGGCGCGCCTTGAGGACCAGACCCGTTGGCGCATCGCCGGGGGCGCCGTCCCCGATTTCCAGCAGTACACGACGCAGTTCGCGGGCGGATTGGCACCATGGCGCGTCCGATTCATCACCAGACCCGAACCGGGTCAGCGTCGGCCCGATCTTGGCGGCGACGCCAGCCCAGTGAGCGGCCCTGGTATCGAACAGCTCGGCCCGGGCCGCCTTGTACCGCTCGTAGATCTGTTTGTTGGCGGCTTGCCGACGTTCGTACTCAGGCTCGTCGCTAGCGGCCTCGTATTCGTACTCGAATGCCCGGTCGCTCGCCGTCTCGGCTTCTTCGAACTCGGCCTGGATTTCGGCCCATGTGCGTGGCGCGACGGCCTCGGCGGCGTTCACTGCGTTTAGGGCAGCAGTCATCGCTCCGACGGAAGGCCCGCCGGTGGTTCTTTCGGTCACGGCCTGCATGGCGCGCTCCTTGGATTATCGGTGGATCAAGCGGCGGCGATCAGCGGCCGAAGTTCGTCAATGATGTTGCTGGACCATCGGAGCTGTCGGCTGTTTCCGGTCCCATTGCCTCGCGCCACATCCACCATGACGCCACCGGCGGCGACGCCCTTGTCGGTCGGCTCCCAGGCGCCGGGGCTGCCGGACTGGAAACCGTGCTCAAGCAGGCGCGCGTTGATGAAGCGAGCCGAGACCTCGCCCAGCCGTTCGCCGATTTCCGTGGGGGTCAGCAGGAGCGTCTGCTGCGGGGCGACCAGATGCTTCAGGCCCATGACGCCCAGCACATCGACGCCGGTGATGCGTTCGGTCAAGGCGTTGGCGCCCAGGGCCTTCTGGTTCGCGTCTCGGATGCCCAGCTGATCGCTCAGCGACTCGGCCCATGCCCAAGTTGACGTCAGGGTGCGGCTGCTCGGGGGACGCTTCAGCGCTGCAGCCCGGCGCGGAGCCTTGGCCTTGCGCTCGCAGTCGATGAAGTAGCGGCGGACCATTCGGCCCCGCTCGTTGTTCTCGACCATGCCCAGCTCTTTGGCCATGTCGATGGTTAGAACGTATTCGGTCCGGCGCTGGGGGCGGGATTTTGCGCTCGCCCGTTTTGGCGAGCTCAAACCGCCGGAAGAGTTTTCGCCAAATCCGGCGTAAACCTCATAGTCGACGCCCTTCTCGAACCCGTAGGTCTGGATGCGGCCCTTGATCCAGTTCGTGAAGTCGCGACCGACCTCCAGAAAGGCATGGAGCGCCCGGCCATCCACGGTCTGGATGGCGACGCTGCCGACGCTCCCGGCGGTGACAGCCGGAAAGGCGGGGGTTTCAGCTACGGCAAGGGCGCGGCTGGCGGTTTCGGAATGAGTGTGCGGCACAACGCCCTCCTCGGTGATGAGGAGACGTTATCGGTGGTTAACCTACCACGTCAAGGGGAAAAGTGGTTAGTTAGCCACCTGCGGCTCAGGCCAGTCATAATCTGTCGGGATAGGCGTTCTTTCATGAGGCTTGTAATCTGCCACCACAGCGCCCCCGAACCGCAACTCCTCATGAGCCAATCGTTTGATCTCGATGATAGGTCGCGCCTCTCCGGTGGTTCGGGAGATAAGCTGCGGCCCGCTTGGCCCGGCATGAAACTCCCTGAGGATCGTCTCAACGCGGTCCACGCCGCCCTCATGCACGAGCCGCATGCAAACGACGTGATCCCCGAACTGTAGTCCGGCTTGCTGGATGGGCGCCGTGATCACGTAACGACCCCTCTCATAGATTTCGTCCATGGCATCATCGGCGACGATGAATGCGTTTAGGTCGCTGGTTTCAAATCCCTCAACATTCAGGTCCAAATAAGACAGAGGTGCCTCCAAGGGGGCGCGAAATCCATCTACAAGTTCGGACCTTACGGGGATCGGGCGCGCTATGCGCACAGCTTCCTCAAGTGCAGTTTGATCCGCCCACTTCTCCACGCCGGGATTGACTGTTTCCCCCATTAGGAAAGCGACGCTGGTTTCGAGCGCCTCCGCTATTGCCGCGAGCGTGTCAGCCCTCGGGAGCGCCGTGTCGCGCCGGAAAAGATTCCGGATCGTGTCGCGAGGCAGGCCAGACTGCTTTGCCGCTGTGATCGGCGTCAGCTTCAGCCAGTGCAGACGGTCGGCTACGCGCGCTCGGATAGTGTCGGCCAAAGTCTCTTCAGCGTCAGTCATGTTTCCCTCTCGTGGTCAGAAGGCCATAACCCGCCCCTGCGGTCTTGACAGGTGGTAAGAGAACCACCACACATGGCCACATGACCACCACCTCGAATTTCCTCGCTAAAGTCGACGCGGCCCAGGCGGTGCTCGGCCACACCGATAGCTACCTATCTCGCTTGATATTTGATGACGGAAAGGTGGTTGCCCGGCTTCGGTCTGGAACCGGTAGCGTCACAATAGCCCGGCTGGAAAAAGCGACCGCTGCTTTGGCCGCCCTGCTCAGTCTCAAAGGCGAAGGCACCAGCGGAGCTGCTGGACAGGCTGTGTGATGCAGCGCCCCTCTCGCCTTCTCCCGCTGCTCCTGCGCCAGACGCCACCACTTCGGGTCGCGCGTCTCCCGCGCCGCGACGCTGCAGGCTCCGGCCGCAACTGCATGGCGGATCGCCCGCAAGATTTCTGCGGACGGCTCCGGCCCACTGTTCGCCCTGTCCAACATCTCAACCTCCCTTTCGACCCTGCCAGCATCGGCGATGCCGTCCAGCAGGTCATCGGAAAAGCAAAGGTCTCCTTTCCATGCTGACGGATCGCCTCCAGGTCCTGCTGACCGCCCAGCTGATCAAGCGCTGCGGCGGGCTCGAAGAAGCCTCTCGGGCATGCGAGGCCAGCGGCCAGCCTTATTCGGTCGCCCAGCTGTCCCGCTGCCAGACCCTGAACTCCGGCTGCTCCCTCCCTCTTCGGATCATCGTCTGCCTGGAAGAGTATTGCGGCGAGCCCGTCATCGGTAAGTCGCTGGTCGAGGCCCGGCCGTCCAACGCGCACATCGACTGCGCCATGACCGAAGCGGCTGAGACGACCGAGGCCGCCGCGGGCTTCCAGTCCAAGGTTCGCAAGGCCGTCGCCGACGGCGTCGTCACCGCCGCCGAACAGGCTGAGCTGGAGCGCGAAGCCGAGGCCCTGTTCGAACAGGCCCGCCAGAGCCGGGAGGCCGTGCAGCGCCTGCGGGTGGCGGCATGAGCGCAGAGGTTGTTCCCTTCTATGCGCCTGCCGCCCCTCCCCTGCTCGAGCGGGCCAAGCGCGCCCATCAGATCGTCAATGACGCCTCTGACGAACTCAGCGTGGCTCCAGGCGGCGGCGGCGAAGCTGTGACGTTTCTGGCCATGGCCGTCGCGGTTCACCTTCGCTGCGCTCTCGGCGACGCTCAAGGGCGGGCGGCGATGCAGAAGGCGGTCACGCACGCGTTTGGCTCGGAGGGCGTATGACGGACCTCGGGGGGACGCCGCAGCTACCACATAGCTACGAGGCCGAAGCCGCCTTGCTGGGGATCCTGTTGTTCGACAACAGGGCCATGGAGCGCGTCGACGACCGGTTGCGGCCTGAGCATTTTCACGAGCCTTTCCACCAAGCGATATTCTCGGCCCTCAAGGACGAGATAGGCGCCGGACGGCGGGCGGATCCAGTACTGCTGGCCAGCGCGCTAAAGGCTCACCCAGCGAACGAAGCCTTCGGCGGCTTCAGCTACCTGTGCATGCTGATCGACAAGGCCCCGCCGTCGTCGGCAACGCGGCAGTATGCCGGAGAGGTGTACGATCTCGCCCTGAGGCGGGACCTTTGGCGCTTGGGTGACAGCCTCAGGGCTGAGGCCTCCAACCATGATCTGCCCGCGCTGGAGCACATCGCTGCTGCCGAGGGCGTCCTGTTCGCCTTGGCGGAGAGCGGCGAGCAGGCTCGCGCCGTCGCATCCTTCTCCGAAGCGGCCAGCGGCGCTGTCGCCATGGCCCAGGCGGCGTTCAAGCGTGCCGGGAAGCTGACCGGGATCTCGACCGGCCTGATTGATCTGGACCAGAAACTGGGCGGCCTTCACCCTTCGGACCTGCTGATCCTCGCTGGTCGCCCGTCGATGGGAAAGACGGCGCTGGCGACCAACATCGCCTTCGACGTCGCCCGCAACTACCGCTGTGAGCGGACGCCTGACGGCGGGAGCAAGACGGTGGACGGCGGGCGGGTGTTCTTCGGCTCGCTGGAAATGTCCAAGGAACAGCTGGCCGCCCGTATCCTGGCCGACGCCAGCGGCGTTTCAGGCGACCGCATCAGGAAGGGCCAGGCCTCCGAAGCGGAAATGCGCGACTACGTCGAGGCGGCGGAGCGGCTGAACGCGATCCCCCTGCATATCGACGACACCGGCGGCATCCATGTCGCCAAGTTCTGCGCCCGGGCCCGCCGCCATCACCGCAAACACGGCCTCGACCTGATCATCGTCGACTACCTGCAGCTCATGACCACTGACGTGAAGGGTAACCGCACCCAAGAGGTGTCGGTCATCACCGGCGCCCTCAAGGCCCTCGCCAAGGAACTGAACGTGCCAATCATCGCCCTGTCGCAACTGTCGCGGCAGGTAGAGACCCGCGAAGACAAGCGGCCGATGCTCTCCGACCTGCGCGAGTCAGGCTCGATCGAGCAGGACGCCGACTGCGTCATGTTCGTGTTCCGCGAAGCCTATTACGTCGCCCGCGCCGAGCCGCGCGAAGGTTCGACCGAACATCTGACCTGGGCCGAGGAGATGTCCAAGGTCGACGGCCTCGCCGAGGTCATCATCGGCAAGCAGCGCCACGGCCCCATCGGGACCGTCAAACTCGCCTTCGACGATGATCTGACCCGCTTCGGCAATCTGGCCCGTCAGGACCGCTACGACGCGGGTCCGCGCGAACCCATCTATTCCTTCGGAGGTAGCCAATGACGTCCGCCGCTTCGGGGACCGTCGTGGTCCCGCGTCAGAACGAAATCACGGTCGAACTGGGCGGTCACGGTTTTGTCGTCATCAGGGAGATCGATGACGCCTTGGCTGCCTACGGGGTGCCCGACGCCGAGCAAGTTGTGTGCATTCCTCTAGCGTCTGTCGACGCTGTCGTCCGAGCCCTCAAAAACGCAAAGCGTGAGGCCCGCCCCTGATGGCCCGCATCCGTTCGATCCACCCCAGCTTCTTCACCGACGAAGCGGTGGTTTCCTGCTCGCCGCTGGCGCGCTTGCTCTACGTTGGCCTATGGACCGACGCCGATGATCAGGGACTGTTCGAGTGGAGGCCGCTCCAGATCAAGATGCGCCTCCTCCCGGGGGACAGTACCGACGCTAGCGAGCTGCTAGGTGAACTGGTGGCGGCGGGCTTGATTGCCGAGTTTTCCACTGGGGAGAAGCGCTTCGGCGCTATCCGAGATTTCCGCACCTATCAGCGCCCCAAAAAGCCGAACGCTGTCCACGTATTGCCTCCCGAATGGCGAACCTACGTCGGCCTATGCGACGCCACTTCCGAACTAGCCCCCACTTCACCTCTGGAGAGTTCCGAACCAGTTCCCCACCAGTTCCCCACCAGTGGGGAAAAACCTCCGCAGATGGAGGATGGAGGGGAGGATGTAGGAAGTAAGAAGGATGCTAACGCATCCTCTGTCTTGGCCGAGCCAAAGACGACGAGAGCGCCTTCCCGAAAATCGAAGACCGTCGGCCCCGAGCCGTTCGAGGCCGCCTGGAAGGCCTATCCCCACGTCGAGGGTCGCTCGTCCAAGCCCAACGCCCTGGCCGAGTGGAAGAAACTCGGCGACGACGAGCAGACCGGCCTGTTGGCTGCGGTCCAGCGCTTTGCGCCCAAGGTTAGCCAGGCCCACGGCGACAAGGGCGCCCCCTGCATGTCCCGGTGGCTGAGGGACGGAAAGCACCTGAACTGGATGGCCCCGGCGGGTGCAGGGCCAGTGCTGGAGTTCGACGGGCCGCCGGCGCTGCTGGCCTCGGTGATCCGGGCGACAAGCGAGGACTTCGCCCAGAAATGGGTCAAGCCCTGCCATTGGCGAGAGGCGGATCGGACGCTGGTGGCGAGAAACTCGTTCAGCGCCAGGCAGCTCACGACGCAGCTTTCGGCTTGGCTGGCGAAGAATGACGTCAGGGTCGAGGTGACGGCGGAGCCGGGACGGGAGGCCGCCTGATGGTCGAGCGCATCACGTTGATGCAGCAGTACGCCGTCAACGAACAGCGGCGCAGAGGCCGGACAGACCGGCAGATCGAGAAGATCGTCGGCCTTCCCCACGGCATCCTCTCTCGCCGCTTCATCGTCGTCGACGACCGCGATCCCCTCCCCCGGCGAGGCCCCAGCGCCAGCCCCCGCACCCTTCACCGATACACCCTGTTCTGAAAGGCCCTCCCCTCATGGGCAAAGCCACCAAACCCCGCCTGAACCCCCGCTCCAAGGGCGGCCGTCCGCATCAGCAGGGCGAGCGCACCAAGGGCGGCCGCCTGAAGCACAGTCCGAACGAACGTGTCCTGCAGATGCGGGCGATCTTCGGCGTCGACCACATCGGCCAGGCCTTCTCCCCTATTCAGATCGCGCTGAGGAACGGCTGGCTGAGCGAAGCCGACTGCCGGACCGCCGCCGAGTTCGCATCGCTTTACGCCGCCGCCGGCATGGGTCGCAGCAGCATCAGCCTGTCCGCCGGAATGGAGGTGAAGCCGGGAGCGGATACGTCGGGCGATGTGACCGCCGCGTCGTTCTTCGCCACCCTGCCGGATCGTGAGGTCGCGCAGATCTGGGACGCGGTGTTCACCGACGACGGCGGCCCCGCTCTAGGCCGAGAGGAGGCCGCAGCGCGCGCCATGAAGCGCTGGAAGGCAGCCTGCGCCGCCATGACGCCCGATCAGCGCGAGGAGGTGCACAACGTCTGCATCCTCGACAGCTTCCCGCAGTGGGTCATCCAGCGGGCGCACGGGCACATGGAGACGAGCTGGGAGCGGAAGCGTGACCTGCTGATCGCCGGTCTCCGCGCCATCCGGGCAGAGCTTCACCCGCCCAAGGCCAGGGAGCCGATCAACACCGGGGCGCGCGGCGCGCCATCCAGCGCCCCATCCCCTGTTCCGCCCCGCGTCATCGAGCACACGGTTTATGTCGATGAAGACGGCGAACCGCTTCTGGAGGTCGAGCGCGTTGTCCGTCGCCCTGCGGCTTGACAGGCGGATCAAATAGGAAGATAAGCCTAGATGCAGTTATGTCAGGGTGGCACGAAATCCTGACCGAGAGACCCCGGAGCATCAAGCGGCCGGGGTTTTTTGTATCGCGGCAATCTCGACAAAATCCGGTTTGCTGGTAGCTTTCTTTTCGATGAAAGAGGCAGTGCTGCTGCAAAGAGAGATTGACGCTCTCCGGGAAACGATCCAGCGCGACTGGGAACAGGTCGCGGAATCTGGCACGCCCGAGCAGCGTGACAACCTGCGCCGCCACCTGCGTGTCTGTATTGACGACCTCTCAGGCCTGCTGGTTCGTATGGAGAGGGAACCTGGCGCCAAGATGCGTCAGACATAGAAGAATAAGTCTTCAGCAGTTAGGCCCGCCTCAGGGCTCCAATCTCCCTTTAGGGCGAGAGGACGACAGGCTTAGGGTTGGGAGTTCCCGGCCGACCCTGCCGTCTGCCCCCTTGGGCACACCATCATCATGATCATCAGGAGCTCCGGACCAATGATCGGGAACACCGAAGACTTCCTCGTGCGCGCTGCTGATGCTGAGGCCAAGCCCATCGAGACCCTGACGGTCAAGCTGGCTGTGGACAGCGAGGCGATGGAAGGCGCGATCAAAGCCGCTCTCGCAGAGGCCGAGCGTTCAATCGTGGGGGATCGCCCCATCACCATCATCTCCAGTCGGAAGGGCCTCGCCGTCAGTGTCGGCGGCCGACGCATCGGCTTTGTAGTGGGCCAAGATAGCAGCACCCTGCACATCGCTGTTCCCCATGGCCTGACGAAAACCGTTGGCCCGTCGTCCTGACCACGTCGCCGCCCAAGGCACCCAGCGCCTAAGAGGCCGCAGAGGCGTAGAGCAGCGCAAGCGCCGCCTCGCCGCCGAGCCCCTGTGCAGGGACTGCATGGCCAAGGGGATCATCACCGCCTCGACGGTGCCCGACCACATCATCCCCCTGAGCCAGAACGGCCCAGACACCGACGACAACATCCGCTGCCTGTGCAGTGAGCATCATCGAATCCGAACTGCCGAGCAATTTGGACACCGGTTTGTGTTTGGATGTGATGAGAGCGGTCGCCCAAAAGACCCCAGTCACTTGTGGAACAAAGGCGAAAAGCCCTAAAATCAAGCGGCCCGACGAGATGCGTCAACATCTACGCCGGGCCTAACCTTAGACGATCGAGTGAGGATCGAATGGCTATCAAGCAACCTATCATTACGGTGTGCAGTGTAGAAGGGTGTGGTCGCCCGGACCTGTCAAATGGGCTGTGCAGTGCGCACTATCAAAGGCAGAGGACGGCTGATCGGCTCCACCTGATCAATCACCCACTGCCGCAGGTATGCGAGGCTGCGGAGTGCGATCTAAAGCCGCGCGCCAGGGTAATGGGTAGGGCGCTTTGCAATAAGCACGGCCTGCGGCTGCGGAGGCGCGGCACGCTGAACCTTCCCGGCCCACTCTCAGCGGCCGATTGGAATAAATGCTCCGTCGGCGGATGCGGCAGGAAAGCTAGGACATCTGGCGGCGCTTTGTGCGAAGCTCACTACTACCGCCTGCGCAGGACGGGGACGACGGCAACAAGGCAACCGGCGCCGCACCGTCTAACAGCGGACGGATATATGGCTCGCAGATGCGTGGGCCATCCAGCGGCATCCAAAACGGGGCATCTGTATCAGCATCGCGAAGTGCTGTTCGCGTCTATAGGGCACGGCGTTCATCAGTGCTTCTGGTGTAAGGCTGATATTGAGTGGGGTGGGCAGGGACGAAGGCGCCTGGTCGTCGATCATCTTGATGGGAACAAGGCGAACAACGAGCTGGGGAACCTCAAGGCAGCGTGCCACAGGTGCAACTTCACAAGGGGAAGCTTCCAGGCGTGGGTAATGTTGCATCGTGACGACCCATTCTTGTGGCGCCTCTATCAGCAGGCCCGCGCGACTTAAGCCGGACTGCCACACCATCAGGACCAGAGAGCAGTTCGGCCAGCGCCAGGTCAGCCCTGTGGGCATGGACGGCCGACCCCTCGACCCGAACCACCCGTGGAACCGGCCCGATCGCGCCTGATGCGACCCGCTCGCAGGAGGGGGGGGGGCACCAGAAACTCTGGAACCCGACGCTCGGACACCGGCGGCCCAGGTGCATTCGCACTGAAAGCTGTTTCGAACTAAAAAGTTGGGAGCACCCCCGTAGGGGGTGAGTGCGCATGAACGTAGTGCCGGGGACGGGCGACATCGTGCCGGAGCCGCACTGGCGCATGCTCCTGACGGATGACCTGGAGGTCGAGGCCGCTGGTGAACACTGGCGCCGGATCACCGCGGAGATGCGCGAGAGGGGCATCCTGTCGCCGTCGAACGGCCACGCGATCCAGCGCCTGGTTCTGGCCTACGTGATCTTCGATCGTTGCTCGCGTGAAGTCGCCGAGCATGGGGCCGTGTCGAAGCCCAAGCGGGGCAACCCCAGGAGTATCGCACGGATCAGTCCGCATTTCACAGCCATGCGGGAGGCCGGGTCGGACGCCGAGCGTCTGGAAGCAGAGCTGGGCCTGTCGCCGCGCCGCCGGGCCACTGCCGCGAAGGTCGAGAAGAAGGCGAGGACCGCCCGTGCCTCCGACGCGTATCTCACAGTCGCCAAGTGACCCGACGAGCCGGTGGGCTGCTGATGTCGTCGCCGGCCGGATCGTTTCAGGGGAACTGGCCCAACAAGCCGCGGAGCGTCACCTTCGCGACCTGAAGGACGGGGCGAAGCGCGGCCTCTACTTCGACGAGGCCGCAGCGGCCCGAGCCCTGGGCTTCTTCCCGGCGGTGCTGTCGATCACAGCGGGCGCGATGGAGGGCAAGCCCTTCACGCTGCTGCCTTGGCACCAGTTCACGGTCGGGTCGCTGTTCGGCTGGAAGATGCAGAGCGGCCGGCTTCGGTTCCGGCAAGCCTGGCTGGAGACGGGAAAGGGTCAGGCCAAGTCGCCACTGATGGCCGGCATCGGCCTCTACCTGATGGGCTGGCACGGGGTGAAGCGCTCCGAGGTCTATGCGATCGGGCAGGATCGGGCGACGGCCAACGTGCTGTTCAAGGACGGCGTGGCCATGTGCCGGGCCAACATCCCGGACACGCCGGAGGATGAAACCGACAGTCTCGTCAGCCGGGGCGAGGCGATTATCCGAGGCGAAGGCGACAACGCCTGGAAGATCGAGCACCCGGAGACCGGATCAAAGTTTCAGTCGCTGGCGAACGGCGAGGCGATCTCAGGCCCCAGGCCGACGGCCGTGCTGGCCGACGAGATCCACGAGTTCAAGTCGGGCGCTTCGATCGAGACCTGGCAGCGCGCCATCGCGAAGATGCCGGGCGACGCCATGATGCTGCTGGGGACCAACACCCCGGCGACGACGCAGATTGTGGGCACGGCCTACAGCGAGTTCTTTCAGAAGGTGCTCAAGGGCGACGTCAATGACGACGAGGCGTTCGCCTTCATCGCTCGGGTCGACAAGGCGGATCGGGAGACGATCTTCGACAACGAGGCGGCGTGGGTGAAGTCCCTGCCCGCCCTCGGCATCACCTTCCCGGTCGAGAACATCCGCGGCGAGGTGAACACGGCGAAGGTGCGACTTTCGACGGCTATGTCGGTGCGGCGCCTCTACTTCGGCATCCCGACCGGCGCCGTCGACTTCTGGATCGATGAGGCGGCCTGGGCGGCGGTCCAGGGCGAGGTGAACCCGGACGACTTCAGGGGCTGCCCCTGCTGGCTATCGCTGGACCTGTCGAAGAAGAACGACCTGACCGCCCTGACGGCGATCTGGCTGAAGGACGGGAAGCTCTACGCCAAGACCTGGTACTGGACGACGCGGGACGGACTGGCGGATCGGGCCAAAGAAGACGGCGCGCCCTACGAAGAGTGGGTTGAGGCTGGCCATCTGACAGCCGTGCCGGGCGCGGTGATCGACAAGACCTTCGCGGCCGCCGAAGTCGCCCAGCTAGTCGCCGAGCACGACGTCCAGTTCCTGGCCTTCGACCCGGCCGGCATCGCCGACTTCATCGACGCCTGCGACGACATCGGCTTCCCGGTGTGGCGCTGGAAGGGGCCGGACGAGCCGGAGGGCGAGGGCCTGAAGTTGATCGCTCACGGCCAGGGCAAACGGGTCGTGTTCGAGGATCGACAACTCTGCATGCCTCGCTCGGTCGAGCGACTTGAGGACGCGATCCTCACCAAGGCCATCACGGTGGACGCATCCCCCGTGACCTACATGTGCGCGGCGAACGCGGCGCTGGACCACGACGGACAGAACAACCGGGCCTTCGACAAGAAGCGCTCACGGGGCCGGATCGACGGCCTTGTCACCTTGGCGATGGCGACGGGCGCCGCGCTGTATGCCGAGAAGAAGGAGGCGGGATGGAACGACTACCTCGCCAGCCTGGGGGTGCCGGCTTGATGCTTCGGGCGCTCTGGCCGTTCAGCGCCAAGGGCGACACGCGTGAACGGTTGTCGCTGACTGAGCAGCGCAGCAGCGTCGGCGACATCGACGCGGGCGTGCCGGTCAACGAGACGACGGTGCTGAACCTCTCGGCGGCGTGGGCCTGCGTCAACCTGCTGGCAGGTACGATCGCCTCGCTTCCGTTGATGGTCTACCGCACCGACGCCAAGGGCGACCGGACCGTGGCCAAGGACCATCCGCTGTATCGGGTTCTTCACGACAGTCCGAACCTGGATCAGACCGCCATGGACTTCTTCGAGGGCGGGGTCGCCGCTCTCGAACTGCGGGGCAACATGCATGCCCGGATCGGCAGGCTGGGCGACCGGATCGTCAGCCTGTCCCCCATCGCCAGGCCGTCGGTCCGTCGGACGTCATCTGGCACGCTGCGTTACACCTGGAGCGAGGACGGCAAGCATTACGACGAGCCCGCCGAGAATATCCTGCACGTGCGGGGCTTCGGCGGATCTCCGCTCGGCGGGCTATCGACCATCGCCTTCGGCCGGCAGGTCTTCGGGGTCTCTTCAGCCGCGAACCTGAGCGCGGCCCGGACCTTCAGAAACGGCGCCCGCCCCGGCATCATTCTCTCCTTCAAAGAGTGGCTGAAAAAGGAACAGCGCGACCCGCTCGAGAAGGCGCTGGAGGACAAGTTCACCGGCGCCATCAACGACGGGCGGCCCTTCATCGCGGAGGGCGGCACGACGGTTCAGACGCTTGGCTTCTCGCCGGAAGACACCCAGCTCCTGGCGTCGCGCGGCTTCGGCGTCGAAGAGGTCTGCCGCTTCTTTGGCGTGCCGCCGCACATGGTCGGCCACACCGAGAAATCCACCTCCTGGGGGACGGGCCTGAAGGACCAGACCGAAGGCTTCGTGAAGTTCGCCCTGCGCAAGCGCCTGAAGCGTATCGAGCAGGCCATCATGAAGCAGTTGCTGACCCCGGCGGACCGCGCGGCCGGCATCGTGGTCGAGTTCAACCTAGAGGGCCTTCTGCGAGGCGACAGCGAGGGTCGCGCCGCCTTCTACGAGTCGGGCCTGCGAAACGGCTGGACCACCATCAACGAGGTGCGCCGTCGCGAGGGGCTGCCTCCGGTGGAAGGCGGCGATGTCCCGCGCATGCAGATGCAGAACGTCCCCATCACCATGCAGATGCCCGGCAAGCCGATTGGCGACATGCCGGCGCTGACGGCCGAGTAGGAGGCCTCCCTAGATGCAGACCAAGGACTTCGAGCTCGACCTCAAGGAGGTCGGGGATGACGGCACGTTCGCCGGATACGGCTCGATCTTCGGCAACGCCGACAGCTACGGCGAGATCGTCGAGCCCGGCGCGTTCGCCGCCAGCCTGCGCGCGCACGCCAAGGCCAAGACCATGCCGATGATGCTGTGGCAGCACGACACCTGGCAGCCCATTGGCGTCTGGACGCTGATGGAAGAAGACCAGCGCGGCCTCCGTTGCGAAGGGCGTCTGCTCCTTGGCGTGAAGCAAGCCGACGAAGCCCACATCATGCTGAAGGCGGGCGCCATTCGCGGCCTGTCGATCGGTTACCGCGAACTGGCCGCCGAGCCTGACGGCAACAACCGGCGCCTGAAAAAGCTGGACCTGCGCGAGGTCAGCATCGTGTCGTTCCCGGCGAACGACAAGGCGACGGTCACGTCTGTGAAGGCAGAGCGCGCCGCCGATTTCGTGCGGCGACTGCGCGACGGCGAGCCGCCCAGCACCAAAGAGTTCGAGGACATCCTGGGTGATCTAGGGGTCCCGAAAGCCCTGCGGGCAGGCATCGCCTCCCACGGGTACGCCAAGGCCATCCGGAGTGAGTCCGGGGGCATCGATCCAGCCGTCAAATCAGCCATGACCGACCTGCGGGCGGCGCTGGACGGCTTCCTCAACCCCCGGACCTGATGGAGACCCCAATGTCCGAAGCTCAAGAAATGGAAACCCTCGTCAAGGACCTGAAGCAGGCCGCCGACGACGTGAAGAAGGTCGCGGAGACCACCCAAACCGAGGTCAAGAACCTGGGCAAGGTGACCGACGAGACCAAGCAGAAGGCCGACGAGGCGCTGGTCAAGCACAACGAGATCAGCGAGCGCCTGTCGGTCATCGAACAGAAGATGACCCAGCCGGACGGCCGCGACGACGAACGCCAGAAGTCGGCCGGTCAGATGGTCGCCGAGAGTGACGAGCTGAAGAGCTTCATCGCCGGCGGCGGCAAGGGCCGGGTCAGCATCGCGGTCAAGGCGATCATCTCGTCCCTGACGACCGACGCCAACGGTTCGGCAGGCGACCTGATCGTGCCCCAGCGCGTGGACGGCATCATCACGCCCGCCCAGCGCCGCATGACCATCCGCGACCTGTTGACGCCGGGTAACACCGCGTCGAACGCCATCCAGTACGTGAAGGAAACCGGCTTCACGAACAACGCGGCGACCGTCTCGGAAACCTCGGGCGCGACCAAGCCTCAGTCCGAGATCAAGTTCGACATCGTCACCACGCCCGTCACGACCATCGCCCATTGGGTGCTGGCGACGAAGCAGATCCTCGACGACGTGCCGCAGCTGCGCTCCTACATCGACGGGCGCCTGCGCTACGGCCTGGAGTACGTCGAGGAAGGCCAGATGCTGAACGGCGGCGGCACCGGCACCGACCTGAACGGCATCTACACCCAGGCGACGGCGTACTCCGCTCCTACGACCCTCCCTGGCCCGGTGACCAGCATCGACGTGCTGCGCCTGGCCATGCTGCAGGCCTTCCTGGCCGAGTTGCCCCCGACCGGTCACGTCCTGCACCCGACCAACTGGGCCGAGATCGAGCTGGTCAAGGACACGACCGGCCGCCACATCATCGGCAACCCGGTCAACGGCGGACCGTCCACCCTGTGGCGCCTGCCTGTGGTCGAGACCCCGGCCATGACCGTCGGCAAGTTCCTGACCGGCGCCTTCAAGCTGGGCGCGCAGATCTTCGACCGCGAGGAAGCCAACGTCGAAATCTCGACCGAGGACAGCGACAACTTCCGCAAGAACCTGGTCACGATCCGCGCCGAGGAACGTCTGGCCATGGCCGTCTACCGCCCGGAAGCCTTCATCAAGGGCGACCTGGCTGCGGCCATCACCGCTTCGACCGCCACCGGCGGCTGATGCTGAGCGCCCCGGCTTCGGCCGGGGCCTCTTTTCCCGAGCGGCCGATCAGCGGCCGTTCCGGCAAGGAGAACACCGATGAAACTCTATGCTCTCGATACCGTGCAGATCACGTCCGTGAAGTCGCCCGACCCCCTGCTCGCCGGAGAGGCGTTCGAAATCGACGACGAAGCCGTCGCCAAACAGTTGATCGACCGCGGCCTGGCCAGCGAGAAGGCGCCCGGCGAGAAGGCCGCCCCGCCGTCGAAGAACAAGGCTGATCCTGCACCCGCCAATAAGGCCGAGCCGAAGCCTGCCAACAAGGCGGACGCCTGATGCTGAACGTCGTCGTCCTCACGGTCGGCCCGCTTTTCGATCTGGCCGATGCCAAGCAGCACCTGCGCGTCGACCATGATGACGACGACACCCTGATCGAGGGCTACGCGGACGCGGCCGTGCTGTCCTGCCTGGACTTCTGCGACCGCAAGTTGGTCCCGCAGGGCGCCGAGTCTGTCTTCAAGGCCGCCGCGCTTCTGCAAATGGCCGGGCTCTACAACTCGCGGGAGTCGATCATCACCGGCGCCACGGTGCAGTTGAACCCCGCGGTCGAGAACCTGCTGCGCCCCTACCGCATCATTCGAGTCTGAGGAGACCCGCCATGCGCGTTCGCTTCACCGAACCCTACGACTACACGCCGAGCGAAGAGCCGCGCGTGCAGATGGCCTACTCGCCTACGGGCGGTGCGAACAAGGATGGCGAATACACCGTGCGCCAGGAGTGCGGTGAGGCCGCTGTTGCGCAGGGCAAGGCCGTCGAACTTGCTGCGCCGAAGCGGAGGTCCGCTGACAATGCCGAAGCCTAAGGGGTCGGGCGATCTTCGCCAGCGGGTGAAGTTCCAGCGCCGCGCTGATGGCGATGACGGATACGGCAACCCGGTTCAGGGATGGGTCGATCTGGACATCTCGCGCGCCTGCAGCCTGACCCCGACACGCGGCGGCGAAACCGTTCAGGCAGGGCGCGTCGCAGGAACGGCCTCATGGGACTGCTGGGTCAGGAATGACAGCGGAACGCGGTCGCTGCGGACGGGCGATCGAGCGATCGACACACGCGATACCAGCCGGACCTTCAACATTGCCTTCATCGGTGACATGGACGGGGATCGCGCCTGGCTGCTGATCCAGATGAAGTCCGGCGTGGCCGATGGCTAAAGGGGGGCTGGAGGGCGTCGAACGCCTCGCCCGCAAGCTGGCGCGGATGACACCGGCGGTTCGCAAGGCGGCCGGACAGGAAGCCTTCATGCAGGCCGAAGAGATGGCCGCGCAGATGAGATCTATCGCCCCGCGCGCCGATGAACCGAACGACGGCGAAAAGGTGCGCGATCATATCCATGTGGAAGAGGGACGCCTCGGGGACGTCAGTTATGTCGTCATCAGCGACGCAAAGGACAGCAAGGGCCGGCCAAAGGCCCCTCGGGTCGAACTGGGGCACAAGGCCAGCAATGGTCGCCATGTCGAGGCCTCGCCTTCGTTCTATCCCGTCGTTCGGTCCAGCCAGAAACGCGTGAAGCGTCGGATCACCGCGGCAATGCGCCGCGCGATCAAGAAGGAGGCGGGCTTATGATCGACGCCCAGCTTCCCCTCCAGGCCGCGGCCGTGGCAGCCCTGAAATCTGACCCGGCGGTTTCGGCAATCATCGCCGGCCGTGTTTTCGACCGCGCTCCGGCGGAGCCGGGGACAAGCTACATCACCCTGGGCGCTTCCCAATCTGTCGACGACAGCGACGCCTGCCACAGCCTCGTGACCTGCTTCATGGACGTGGACTGCTGGTCTGAGGCCGTCGGCTATCCCGAGGTCAAGCGGCTAGGGGCTGCCGCCGCCAAAGCCCTGAACGCAGACCTTTCCGTCACCGGCTTCCGCATTGTCATCCGCCGTGTCGAGCGCGTGATCTATCAGCGCGAAGCGGACGGGCTGACCAGCCGGGCGATCATTCGCCTGCGCTACGACCTTCAGGCCAGGGCCTGAACCAGACCCGGCATCCTGCCGGCCAAACGCCCCTAGCGGGCTTCACGACAAGGAGGGTCCGCCATGCCGGACAACTACGTCGAGGTCGTCTCTGGCGAGTCGATCCTCGTGCAGATCGGCGATGGCGCCGATCCCGAAGTCTTCGCCCATGACTGCCTGATCAACGGATCGCGCGCTCTGAACATGACGGCGAATGTGACCGAGCAGACGGTGCCGAACTGCACCGATCCGTCGAAGCCCGACAAGACGGTGCGTCGCGTCGACAACACCGACAGCACCATCTCGGGCGAGGGCAAGCTGCACTCGTCGTCGACGCTGACCTGGCTGAACCGCATCGGCACGGTGCTGAACATCCGCGTGCGTCAGGCAGGCGTTTGGCGGGTTGCGGGCGAGTACATCCTGACCGAGTTCAACATCACCGGCCAGGCGCGTGAATACGCCACGGCCTCGGTGACGCTGGTTCAGGCCGACGCCCCGACCATCAGCGCGGACGTTCCGTAATGAGCCGGGCCGCCCGCTTCACCGGCGCATTCGGCGACGGCAAACATGACTTCCAGCTCAATATCGCGGAGCTGGAAGAGCTGCAGGAACTGACCGACGCCGGTCCGGAAGAGGTCTTTCTGCGCGTCACCGAAGGCCGGTGGCGGGTGGCGGATATTCGCGAGACGCTCCGACTTGGCCTGAAGGGCGGCGGCATGGAGCCTTTGCGCGCCCGCGCGATGATCGATCGCTATGCCGCCGCCGGTGCGCTGGCCTCACACAAGACGCTGGTCTCCGCGATCCTGGCGGCGGCTATGCTCGGTGCGCCGGACGAGGACGAAGCGTCGGGGGAGACGGAGGGGGAGAGCGACCGCTCCCCCGACGAAAGCTCCGGTTCGCAAACTTCTACGAAATCGGCGGCGCCCTCGGGTTCACGCCGCAGGAAGTCGGCCGTTGCTCCATCTGGCAACTGATGGCCGCCTATCGCGGATGGCGGAAGGCCAACGGCAGCGATGACAAAGGAGCCGCCCCGTCCGACGCTGAGTTCGAGGCTGCAGTGGCGGCGGGAACGTAATCTCGCTCGCTACTGTGCAGACTCGTGCGTGACGCCTTCGCAGAGGTCATTCTCATCGAACAGGAGAGCGACGTGGTAGCCGCCGGCCTGGTTGACCATCTGCCATTGAAGTAGCGTCTTTCCATCCCCTACGGCGCTGACAGATTGAGGCGCTCCCACGGCGCTGATGATTTCAGCACGAGACTTTCCGGAAAGATCGCCCAACGCAGCGAACTTTTGCTGAAGGCTTCCGATCTGGGAGCCGGCGACCATCGCGCCGATCACTCCTGCAAGCACAACCGCCCCGATCCCTATCCAAATGAATTCCACAGCGCATCCTCCTGCCAAGGCTGCGCAAGGTAGCAGCGTTTTTCGGAGGTGCCAGTGGCCGAAGAGATTGACCGCCTGTTGGTCCGAGTTGAAGCCAACGCGGCTCAGTTCGAAGCGCAGATGAAGAAGATCAACAAGGCGTTGTACGGTTCGCAGTATGCGACCCAGCAGGCGCTGAAGAAAATCAAAAGCGAAACGGCCGCCGCCGCCCCGCAGATGTTCAAACCCATCGGCGACAGCTTCAAGCGCGAGATGGCGGGGCTGGCTTCCGGTCTGGCTGCGGCCTTCACCACCCAGCAGGTCATCAAGTATGCGGACGCCTATACCTCGCTCCAGAACCGCCTGAAGGCCACAGGTCTAGCAGGCGAAGCGCTCAAGCGGGTCGAAGACAGCCTTTACGAAACGGCCAACCGCAACGGCATCGCCGTGGCCGCGACCGCAGAGCTGTATCAGCGGGCTACCATGGCGCGGGACAATCTGGGCGCCAGCGAGCAGCAGCTTCTCGACCTGGTATCGGGCACCTCGGCCGCCCTGAAGGTCCAAGGCACATCGGCCACGGAGGCTAGCGGCGCTCTACTGCAACTGGGCCAGCTTCTGGGCGGCACGAATGTCCAGGCCCAGGAATACAACAGCCTGATCGACCAGATGCCCGTGCTGCTTCAGGCGGTGGCGAACGGATCTGACCGGTTCGGAGGCTCGATAAACAACCTGACTAAGGCTGTGAAGGACGGGAAGGTCAGTTCGCGCGAGTTCTTCAACGCTGCATTGGTCGGCCTGAAAGCCGTCGAGACGCAAGCGGGTTCCGCGACGGTCACGGTCAGCGCGGCCCTGCAGACCCTGAACAACGAGCTTGGCCGGTTCGTGGGACAGACCGATGCGAGTCTCTCTATCACCGAGAGGATGGCGCAGGCGATCCTCGTCCTGGCCCGCAATCTGGACACGGTGCGGGACGCCGTGACTGTCGCGGCGACAGTCATTGGCACAACGCTCGCGTCACGGGCCATCGGAGCCGGGATCGTCAGCTTTACAGCTTTGCGAGCGCAGATTGCTTTGACGAACGTCCAGTTGATGGCGATGGCGCTGCAATCTGGCGTGGCGGCCGGCGGCATCACACGACTCTCGGTCGCCGGAGCCGCCGGCGCCGCATCCATGCGGGGGCTTTCCGCCGCGATGGCCTTTTTCGGCGGCCCCATTGGCCTCGCTATCACCGGTCTGGCCGCCGGCGTGGCGCTGCTTGCCGTCAACTCAGGACGGGCCGCCCGCGAAGCGAAGGAGCTGGCGGACGAGGTTGCTCGCCAAGCGCGCGAGGCCGGGCTAGCTGCCGAGGAAACGGCACAGTTGAACGGCGAGGTTACGCGCGGCCAAGCGTGGGCTGCGGCCCTGACTGGTGAAGTGCACAAGCTGGCGGATGCCCATTTTCGAACTGCGGCAGGCGTAAAGGCAGAGCGGCTTGAGCGGATGAAGCTTCGCTTGGAAGAAGCAAACAAGACGCTCGACGCGACAAGAGAGGCCTACGAACGGCGACGTCGCAACGATCAGGGGCGAGCGGCAGCGCCGGCAAGCGCTTACGTAGATGCTTATGGGCGGCCGACGGGTGAGGCTGCCCTGACTGCTGCCCAGCGCACCGTCGCGTCGGAAGAGTTCAAAAACCTGAGCGCCCAGACGGCGACCGTCCGGGCGCTCACCGACAGCGTCAACAAGACGCTGAACTCTACCCTGGACCAGTTTGTTCTCACCGGCGGTGGAGGCGGTTCGGGCGATAGTGACAGCAGGGGTTCGAAGTCATCCGGGCCTTCGCCTGAAGACCTGGCCCGCCAACGCGAGCTGCTATCGCTCCAGAGCCAGATCGAATTGCTCCGAGCGCAGGGGAATGAGGACGCTGCGCGAGCTAAACAGCGCGAGCTCGATGTTCTCAACCTGACGAAGCAGCTGACCGATGCAGGGGTCTCAAACGCCCAGGAGGCTGCAAAGGCGCACGTCGGAGCGGTTGCAGCCGCAGAGGACGCGGCGAGGGGCTTGGCAATCCTTTGGGAAGGCAACCAGAAGGCCCTGGATGACCTTGAGGCTGCTAACCAGCGCTCGAACGATCAACTCCTCGATCGCCTCGGCTATGAGGCCGAATTAGCCAGTCTTCGGGGCGATCCCGTCGCCATTCAGGCCAAAGAACGTGAGCTTTGGATTGAAGAGCGGATCAACGCACTTCTGTCTCTCCGTCCAGGCCTCACCCGCGATGCAGCGCGCGGGATTGCTGAGCAAGAGCGCGGTGGATTGGACGCCGCCACCCGCGACGGCGAACGCAACTATCAGGCCCGCAACATGGCGCGGGACTTCGTGGACGTTCTGGCGTCCGATAACTGGGCCGAGGCTGCCGGCCGCAAGTTCCGCGACGCCGCCTTCGACAACCTTGAAGACCTGCTGGCCACCCTGTTATCCGGCATCACCGGCGGCCAGGGCGGCGGAAACTCGATCGGGTCGATGATCGGTTCGGCTCTCAGGAACCTGATCCCCGGCTTCTCGGCGGGTACGCGCAGCGCGCCGGGCGGCCTGTCCTACGTCCACAAGGGCGAAGTTCTGGCCAACCTGCCGAAAGGCACATCGGTCATTCCGGCGCACGCAGTCCGCGCGATGGGCGCGCTGACCAGCCAGGCGCAGTTGCGCGCGATGCCGGCGGCCCAGCCTGCCGTCGTGAAACTGGTGGTGGACGAGGGTGCGATGTTCTCCGCCCGCGTCGCCGAAGTGTCTGGACCGATCAGCGTCCAGACGACCGTGCAGGGCGTCGCCACCGTCCAGGACCAACAGCGCACGAACGCGATGCGCCGCAGACAGAGCCTCGTCGGATGATCGAACTTCCCGCTTGCCCTCCGATCAAGGAGGCAGTTCCCCGCTATGTCAGCTTCGGAGTCGATCAAGACCCGATCCTGGGCGGCCCGCAGTCCAAGGTGCTGCGCATGGGGGATCGCTGGGCCATCGACGTGGAGACCTATCCTGCCGAGTACGCCGAGCATGGGATGAAGTACCTGTCGCGGCTGGTGCGCGGGCTGAAAGAGACGGTGCGACTGGCCTTCCCTGAGCCCGGCGTGAAGCCCCGGTCCTACGGTTCGCCCGTCGTCGCCTCGGCTGGTTCGGCGGGTACGTCGCTGCCTGTCAGCGGCCTGATCCCCGGCGACGTGATCCGTGAGGGCAAGTTCTTCTCCATGATCATCGGCGGCGAGTCTTACCTCTATCAAGTCGCGGCCGCGGACGTGGTTGTCGGCAGCGGCGGCACAGCGACCTTGCAGATCGAGCCGATGCTGCGGCGCCAGCCGCCAGCAGGAACCGCCCTGGATTTCGAGCCCAAGATCGAGGGTTTCGTTCAGGGCAACGAACAGGCCTGGAACACGAGCCGGTCGAAGTACCTGCCGTTCCGCTTCACCATCAAGGAGCGCGCCTGATGTCCATGTCCCCGGCCATGCTGGCCGCGCTCCAAGCCCGCAATCCCCTGCTGGCCCACTTCCTCGAAATCGAACTGCCCGGCCGGACGATCCGGCTGCTGGACGGCTCTGGCTTCGCGAGGTGGGGCGACAAGGTTTTCACGGCCGAGGACGCCGATTTCGGCAAGATCGCGGGCTTCGGCGAGTTCACCGAGGCCGAGGGCACCGAGGCTCCCCGCCAGACTGTGCAACTGCTCCCGACCGGCAACGCCGCCATTGCCGCCCTGACCGCGCCCAGCGCCCAGGGCTCGCCCGTCACCATCTACGCCGCCGCCATCGATCGCCAGACCGGCCAGGTCATCGGCGAGCCGGACGTGCGCTTCGTCGGGGAACTGGACGACGCCGGGTTCAACCACGCCCAGAACTCGTCACTGCTGGAGCTGGAGCTGGCGACGATCTGGGAGCGGTTGTTCGACGACAACGAGGGGCACCGCTGGAACAACGCCTTCTGGACCTCCCTGTTTGGGCCTGGCGCCCGCGCCTTCGAACACACCCCGAACGTCGGGGAGCAAACCTATTGGGGCTACAACGGACCTTCGAAAGGCTCGGGCGGCTCATACGGCGGCGGCAACGGCTCCATCGGCGGCGGCAACGACCACGCGAGATACGACCAGGTATGACAGAGCTAGATCTGCGGGTGGCCGCCACGGAAGCCACCCTCGCCCGGTTCAACGGCCAGCCGTTCGTTCTCGGGTCGATGGACTGCGCCCGTATGGCGGCGTTCCACCTGAAGCAGTTGGGCTTCAAACCGTCGCTGCTCAAGGGCGGAGCCTACAGCACGCCCGTTGGCGCCCGCCGCGCGCTGAAGAAGCTGGGCGTCTCCTCGCTCGCCGAGATCATGGACCAGCACTTCCCCCGCTGGGACGCGCGAGCCGAGGCCCGCACCGGAGATATCTGCTGCGTCCCCGGCCTCGGCGGCATGGGCGACGCCATGCAGATCGTCCTGCACCGCAATCACGTCTTCGGGCCGCACGAGGGCGTCTTCGCCGAACTCGTCGCCATTGAACCCGGCATCGCCTGGAGGGTCGTTTAATGCCTGAGCCCATCAGCGCTACGGTCGCCTTCGTCACGGCGGCCTACTCTTCCGCCGTGGCTGCGACCGCAACAGTTCTGGGCGCGATGGGCACGGTTGGCGCTCTGGGCATGGGCGGCACCTACGCGCTGGCGGGCGCCATCGTGAAGGGCGGGATCATGATGGGGCTGTCGGCGGCGTCGGCCGCCCTACTCCGGCCCGACGTTCCCTCCAGCGGCACGACGCTCGACTTCAAGCCGGATCCGAAAGCCCCGGTCCGCGGCGCGATGGGATACACGGCTCTGGGCGGCAACAAGGTCTTTCAGGGTGCTTGGGGCTACAAGCATGTCGCCTTGTCGCTGGGCGTGGCGCTGTCGCTCGGCCCGATCGATCAGGTTCCACGCTTCGAGGCGGACGGCGCGACCGTCACCTTCAGCGGCCCGCAGAGCGAGGCGACCGGCTTCTACGCGGCCGACATGTGGCAGCGGACGACGCTGGGCCTGCCTGGCGATGCGGCCCTGCTTCCACCGACGGGGCTGAAGTACGGCAATCCCGGCCTGACGGGCTGGGGCACGCAGCACGCCGCGCCTCAGACCGCCTTCTCCTTCTGGACGATGGTGCTGGCGAAGAACCCGGAGGACCGGGACGTCTTCACCAACGGCGTGCCCGATCCGCGCTGGATCGGCCGCTGGATGAAGGTCTGGCAGCCCCGCAAGGACTCGACATATCCGGGGGGCAATGGCCCGCAGCGCCGGGATGACTGGCGGACGTGGGGCTGGTCCGAGAACCCCTATGACCATGCTCTCGCTTGGGTGCGGGGCCACTACAAGCTCAACCTCGACGGCTCCATTGACCGCACCAAGCGGATCGCGGGCGTCGGGGCGCCAGACAGCGCCATCGATATCCCGGCCTTCGTGGAAGGCGCCAACATCGCGGACGCGAACGGCTGGACGATCTCGGGCGAATGGTCGACGGCGGACGGCAAGTTCCAGACCCTGCTGGCCATGCTACAGGCGGGCGGCGGCGAGCCGATCAGCCGCGGCGCGCAGATCAGCGTCATGGTCAACGCACCGCGTGTCGCGACCTACACCTACACGCGCGATGACCTGATCGGGCAGGCCGAGATCCGGCCGCTGACGCCGCGCCGCGAGCGCAAGAACACCATCGTCCCCCGCTACAAGTCGGAGGCGAACGGCTGGCAGTACGTCCCGGCCGGCGAGGTCACGTCTTCCGTCTACCGCGAGGAGGACCGGGGCGAGCCGCGCTCGCTGGAGATCGAATACACCCACGTCCGCAACGCCAAGCAGGCGGGGCGACTGGCCGCCTAT